TCTGAACCAGGTCTTGAAGTGTTTAATCTAATAAAAGGACGTATTAACCGAAAAACACCGAGTTTGTACCTGGTGTAAACGCTTCACCGAGTCCTGTTACAATGATAACGTGGTAATAGAGATTTGCTCCGAAGATATTGTCTACGACACCATAACGTGTAAGCAAGCCTACGCGTGGTGCGAAGTCATTAGGACCAATTGTTCTCTGAACCATAACTGGAATGTATGGGCAGTAGATGATACCAGTGTCGTAAAACTCTGGACCCTTGTAACCAAGCAATGCATATTCAGGGGCAGTCGAAGGAGCAGCCGATAGATCGTTACCGATAAATTGACCTTCCGTACGAGTGTCTCTGTAAACATTAAAGCGACCACCAAGATTACCGATCTTAGCAACACCAACTGGTTGTGTATTAACATTACCTTGTACTGGTACCCACTGGAATTCAGGGAGCATTTCCAAGATAGCGCATACACGTGGTGTAGCTACGATGAAGTTAGCAGCTCCACGGCGATTTCTCACAGCGATTCTGTTAGCTTCTACGATTAATCTTTGATAGAAGTCGCGGTTACGTTCTACTAACCAACGGCCATCAGCAGAAGCAGGGCTCCAAGTGGAGAATCCTGTTCCTGCACCAGCGTTAAGAGAAACTTGAATCATTCTCATAAGCATTTCACGGTCGATTTCAGCCTGAATTTCATACGACATAGCGTTTGTCAATTCAGTATCGATATCGATACCATTCATGTTTTTGAGATCTTGTTCAAGTTCAACTGACCAGCGAGCGCCTAAGCGTCTAGTACCAGCTTCAACAGCAGTCTTCTCGAAAGAGACTTCCATTGTAGGGATGTTACCAGTTACTTCGAAGTTTCTAAGAAGAGCTGCAACACCATTATCTGCTTCATTGAATGCACCAAACTCTGTGTTACCAGAGAGGAATCCAGCAGATGTACCAGTGTAAGCTGTTTTAAGCTCTTGATAGCCAGCTTCTTTACCAGCAGCACCAGCTAAGACACCACCTTGACCTGCAGGTGAATTACCTGCTGCTGACTGACCATCGATGCCATTACCAAGTGTTTCACCTGAGTAACGATAACGAAGAGCAAATGCAAGGCCAACTGGACCAGCCATTGGTTGAACACCAACGATTTCATTTGTAATTAACTCGGGAAAAGTACGTCTAATCATTGGAATTAAGATCTTTGGCAAACGATAGTCACCTGAAGCGTACGAGTCTGTACCTGGAGTACCAGCTACATTACCAGCAGCTCCAATCGAAGCAGCATTACCGAGTGAACCATCACGACCAGCAACGTTACCGTCGCCAACGTAGTTAGGTCCAGCTTCTTTCAAACACCATGCCTCTTGATTTTCAAGTAGCATAGCTGTGTTTAAACGAGTGTGACTGTCTTCAATTGCTGCAACACTTTTAGAAGTGTAATCCAATACTGGAGCCCACTTTTCTAGAAGTTGTGCAGCGCGATTTTCATCGATATAAGCCTGTGTAGGTCTAATTGTATTCATAATTGTATTTTTCCTTTATATTCGACCCCAAGGTTTTAAAAAACCAGGAAACTCAGGAATGCCTAAACAATATAGGTAAATTCTAGTACTTTGATAGCTCTGATAAGTAAGGTGATGATACTTTTTCTTCAACAATCTCTTGTTTAGTATCTTCGTAAATTACTCTATCTACATCTTCTCTTGTACTTAAAGCTTCTTCTTTCAATGTCTCGAGCCTGTCGCCTTCTTTCTTCTTAAAGAGCTTCAATGTGTAATCAAAGTTTTCAGCAATGAACTCAGCGTCCTTACCTTTCATAACTCTATCTACATATTGCTTTGTTCTCTTATCAAGACCAGCAGTTTTTTGTTCGAGAACTAAACCAGCTTTAACTGTATTTAACTCTTCCTTTAAAACTGCATTTTCTTCTGCAACAGACTCAAGCTTTTGTGAAGCTTCATTAATTTGACTGTGACCATCCATAATGGCCTCTTTAATGCTTTCTTTTTCTAAAGCACTATCAACTGCTAGATGGCTTCTTAAGCCCTCTAAAATTTTCTTAGCTTTTGTGTTCTTTACAGCTTCTTGAACACTTTCAACTGGAATTTTTTCTTCCAAATAAACATCTAAATAATCAGAAATGCTTTCTATTAATTGTGTTTGAAATACTTCTGCTTCACTATCTAAAGCACTTTCATATTTTTCAATAACCATCTTTAACTTATTAGCTCTGTCAGTGTCAATAGCTTCAACTACTGACTTAAGTTTAGATGAATGATCTACATCAATTTTTTGAACTAGTTCATTAAGCTTTTCTGTATATAATTCATCTTGTTCGTTAAGAGCAGCTTCAACGTGGACTTCAACCTTATCGTTTATCTTCTGTTCAAAGACGTTTTCGATTTCTGATAACACTTCTTCATTAAGTGCACCGTTTGTTGCTTCAGATAAAATTTGTTTAATGTTCATATTTAAAATATATTTATATTATTATTTAATATCTTTTGTTCCATTTTCTTGTTAATAATGTCAGATAAATCAGAACTAGCTTTTTTATAGTTACGGTTCATAACATTACTAATAAAATTCTTTAAATTTGTTTTAACTTCTTTCATATTATTAAAGGCTTCTTAAGAATTTGATGATATTATCTTTTAAAAATTGATCTCTATTTTTTAAAGGCATAGTAGAAATATTATTTTCAAAGTTATCATACATTTCTTCGAACTGTCCATATTTATTTACTACGTATTGCTTACTTTCCAAGATACCATTTACGAAAGCTTTTGGAAAAGATGGATCTGCAACACAATCAATAGCTACTAATTTAAAATCTTTAACCCTATTAATACCATCTGACCCAGATTCAGGTATAAGTTGACCAAGAGCTCTTGAACTCATACCAACTCTTACACCATCATTAATTAGACTTCTAACTATCATACCTGTTGGTGTTGATAATACTTTACTTTTACCGTAAAATACATTTCCGTCTTGAGATAACTCTGTAACTAAATGACATGCTCTTTCAAGATCAACATCAGCTGTGGTTGGGTGATTTAACTCACCCATTGCTCTACCTGAACTTACCATATCTTGTTGGTAACGTTTTGTTTCACGTACCATTTCTTCTAATGGGTAGATACGTTTATTACGATTTACCCCTTCTGCCATCATATATGGACCTTTAATAAAGAAGTTTTGTTTACCTTTTGAATTACCTTCTTCGACAATATATTCAAA